CCTCTACAATGACGAGAGATTCCTCGAAAGGATTATCATTATTAGCATATACAAATCCATCAGTAGCTTCAAAAGGATTTCTATCTTCCATCGGTACATACTTGATAACCTGTACTGCTTTGAGACGTAGTGATACATTCTGCTTGCCACCCATATCATATGGAACAAATTGTACACACACATTAACTGTGCTACCTGTAGTTAGTAAGAAGTCATTAGGTAAATTACTACCCTTCGCATCAACCTGCAAAGGTTTCTTAGTAACTTCGTTCTTGTATGCGCCCTTCAGATTAGACTTGTGCGTATACATACCATCGTCGTCTTTAACAAACGTTCTCTCCAACTTATCAGCCCATTTTTCTTTCTTGTTAGCTTGGTAACATTTTGACATAGCAGAAAATAAACTTTTAGCTGTAGCTTCATCCATACGAAACTGTATAGAGTATTCTGCGTTCTGGTCTCTAGGCTCACAAGGTACAGATCTGCCCTCGTTACTGTCAAAGTGATAAGTTCTATTAATCTTAGGCCATAGAGCTACCACATTTTTTATAATATATTGTTCCATTTAGTTCTCCTTCTCTCTATATTATAGGTCTTCATCTAAATTTTCTAATGGATCTGCGCCCATTGTTTCTTCACTACGTTTACTAGTTACTTTAGTTAATGCTTCAGATACATCTTTAACACGAAACCTGTAGGTACTACCTATTTTTACATAAGTATCCTCTGGAATATGTTTCTGACGTACCCAGGCACGAACAGTTGATACAGACACACTAAAGTGTTTAGCTATGTCTTCAATCGGTACAAAAGGTTCATTCATTTTTTCCTCACAGAAATTGTTGTTTCTTCTTCAATC